TTTAAACTTCCAGATCTTTCTGCTCTTTCTCTCCACCAAAAGCAATTTTCACTCTCTACCTCGTTTATATCAACAAGTGTTCCCGGTGGAGCATGACCGTGTTGCCAATCATATTTTAATTCGTTAATACCGTGTGTGCCGCCTTCTGGAGGGGTGCTCTTCAGTTCTAGTGTTGGGAATTTAGTCCAATATTTATTTCTTTCTAGAATATGGCTTTCAACCATATTTCTCATATCGTCTGCGAAGTTTGCTGATGCCGGGATTAACTCGTCTATCATCTCTGTCATAGAGGAATCAAACCATTTATAAAAATCAGTAAATCTTTCCAAGTCGGGAACATTCCCAACTTTTTCAAAGAACAAGTTCCGCAATTTTTCTAAATGCTTGTACTTCTGCCTGTACCTTTCAACTGGCTTTCCAACAAGTAAGTTGAAATCTTTTATGGTAGCAAAGTATTTTATTATTTCATCGGAGATAACTTGATACATGCTCTTCTCAACAGCGAAGAAAAATGATATTGGTCTCTTCGTGTCTTTGGTGAAAAGCTCATCGTCTTCCTGATTCAGCACCTGAACCATATCAGAGCTGTTTACTGTCTCTGGCATTTGTTTGCGAGCAGCATAAACATATTCTACATCAACGGCCTGAGTATCGAAAGGTGGATACAGAACACCTACTCCCGGATGTTGTCTGTTGACTATCCCATCTACCCAACCATATCTATTTTCTTGTGATATATTCCCAGAAGAGGCATCTTCTACTGTAAATTGAGCGTCATCCAATAATATCATCGGATTCGTTCCAGCATCTGAAGATGTCACATTATCAAATGTCCAATGCAATGCTAGAGTTGCTATTTCTGGAACTCGTACATCATCATACCCTACATTCCAATATGGGCTTTCTGAGCCGAAGCTCGATGCATCTTTTGCATGATTCTTTATCGTGTCATCAGAAAGATAATTTAACCAATATCTAGTAGAGGATATCTTGAAATCAGATTTTTCCTCTGTGTTTTCTGCTGGTATTAAATCCTGGACAGAACCAGTAAAGTTCTCTCTATGTGCCCCCACATATATTCTCTTGTTTGCGGATAAGTGATTTTCTGCCAATGTTTTGCTGACACTAGCACTCAGAGAGAACTCGTTCCTTATCACATCCAAAGTGGCATTAACACCAACAAAGTCTACTAGGTATTCGTCAGTTGCCGAGAATGCCCCAGTAACACCAGATGGAGATGGATATTCTGCCCCTCTTACCCTTACAGCAAAATTCCATTTCTCGTTGTTGTAAACTTCTTTGTAAACACTACTTGTCAGCTCAACACCCATATAAGAAGATGTTAATTTAAAATATACATCATCAGACTCTTCTTCTGTCCTTACAGCATAAACAGAAAAGTGTCCCCTGTCGGTAGTTGCCCAGGCTGTGTCGTCTGAACTCGTATAGAGGGGCTCATGCATGCCAAAAATAGATCCACTAACAAAGTCCGTAGCAAAATAGAAAGGGTCTCCTTTCTTAAACTTTTTGGGAAAGATAACTTCAGCTTCCGTTGTCGTTCCCATGTGCCTAGTGTCTATAGAGCCAGATATATAGGAAAAGCTATTTGGATTGTTGCTAGCGGTTTGCTGAAAGACAGTGGAGTCAAACCTATCTACATTGTTGAAATCAGCATATTTCTTTTTATAACTTGTATATCTAACATTGTCCCTAAGTTCGTATGTTATGCCATCCGAATAGGCGTTGATCCTAACCAGCTCATCATCAACACCAAAACATCTTATAAGGTTTGTAAAGGATTTTTCCGTTCCCTTTGATTTGTAAAGATGTGTTAAATTGTTGTAGATATTCTGATATATTAAGTTCTTTATATCACTTAATCTATCTTCGTAGTCTCTGGTTTCGTCTCTTGCTGAGAGGGCTTCTATTACAGAAGAGTCTGAAAATAGCTCTGGGGCTATAAATCCCATGTTGTCCAAACTTCTTCCAACAAACGGATATGGTTTGTTTTCTGCTGCAAAATAATTTAAGTCTTTTATTCTCGGCAATGCTTCTATTTGTAGATATAGATTATCAAAATAGCCAGCGATTATCTGAACAAGATTCAGCAAGACACGACCACCTACTTCTTCGTCTTCCGAGGTCAACCAAGATGGCAACGAATTATATATAGAAGCATTGTTTGTCGTGTCGTATACAGAACCAGCTACTGTCTTGCTGTTCGTATATGACACTACTTCTGGATTAAAAGAATAAATCACAGGGTCTTTGTATTCGCTTGTGGCAGCATTCGACTCCACCATGGCAGAGCCAGTAGTTCTTGCACCGACAGAATAGCCAACCCAATTTCCGTTTGATAGCCTACCAGAATAATCCAGGACAACAGCATCTGTCTGGTTCGTGTTGGATGTATCTATTACACCTTCATTAAACTTGTAATAAACCCCCAAAGAGGTATTAGCATCATCGGTGTTTGTTCCGCCGCCAGCATCCCTAAACCAATATCTGCCTATGTCTTTGTCTGTTCTTTTCTTTTTCCAATATCGAACTTCATCTACCGAACCAGATAACTTACCCCACCCTATATCTCCGTGTGTCCCAGAAACAGATGTCCCAAGAGCACCAACATAGCCAAACATAGATCCAGTAACCAACCCGATAGAAGAACCAGTTACTGACGAATCATTTGTTACTCCGTCAACACTTAATCTAAGAGACAATTCACTTCCGGAGTTAACTGCCGATACAGCATAGTGGTGCCAAGAAGACCCGGTTATTGCTAGGTTTGCCCCCAAAGGTGTTTCAAATATGCCGGAAGTTCCAGACATCAATTCTACATAAATCTGGTTTTCCTCTCCGGAGGTTCCAGGATGTACTTCAACTCTAAATCTACCATAATCAGAACTCCCAAAAGAAGCACTGTTCCATACATCAAAAATTACTTGTTTATCTGATTCTTGTGCCAGAGAAGAACTTCGCTTAAGCCAAAATTCTAAAGTAAGCCCATCTGCTCCGTTGATTACGAGGTTAGCTTCCCTATCTTCATCAGGGTCATATACGTTTGCCTTACCATCGTAATCTGGAAAGATCTTTGTTAGCTTTGTCCTCTCTGGATCCTCATTTGGACCACCTTTAAAGAAGATATATTCTTTGGCAGCAGCTACCTCTCCATATCCATCAGAAGTTGAACCAGTGGATCCATAACTATCCCCGATATTTATATAGCCATTGAATCTTGGGTATTCGTTTTCAAAAATGTAATTCTCAATGTAGGAAGCACTATTGAGCCAATTCTGCTTTTCATATAAAGAGCCGTCATAAGGAAATGTATTATATATTCCCCTAATGGCATCTGTGTAATATTTCTCTGCTGAACCGAATTTAGCAAAATTCTCGGGTCTTGAGAAATCTACTATCGGTACAAACTTACTATCTTCTTTCGCTTTGGAATCAACGAAATTGCTAGATTCAACTTCCTTAGACAAGTCGTCATAGCTTGTCGCAGTTAGAGTCTTATTTGATTTCTCACCAAAGAGTTTTTTTATCGACATTCCACATTAAACCTATTATCTTACTTTAAATTTAAAAGTTTCTGGCTGTTCTTCATATTTCCCAGAACGGAAATATGCCAACTTAATAGCATACATATACCCAGGTTCAAGAATAGACATATCAAAATCGAAATAGTTCCCTTCTAAATCATATGATAATCTAGTGTGATTTAAACTTCCTGTGCCGTAGCCAGTAACCTCAAACCCGTCTATGATTCTATAAATCTTGTAATACGCATCTTCTATTATTTCACTCTCGATATTAGTTGTTGATACAGTATAGATTGTTGGGTTCCAATCTTTAAATCTCGTGAAAGTTCTGAATCTGACATTCTCATCTTTCCTGTAAGTTCTTTGTAGGTTCGTTATTGCAGACACATACCTAGTAGTATCTACTTGGTTTGAAGCATCATATGATAAAACATTTATCCTACTTCCCGTTGTGTATTCTACCCTTGAAGCACCAGTTAGATTGTTGTGCCACACATCATAGACATATGGGAATTCAACAAAGACACCAACAGAAGCAGTATATATCCCTGTGTCGTAAAGGCCGCCAGTAACAGCCTGGACACCGTTAGACAAAGTGAGAGGGTTTCCAACAGGAAGAAAAGAGCCGGAATAAAGACTGACATATATAGAACCAGTGCCAACATTGGCAATGTTTTTCAAATGACCTCTAACTCTGTTATATATGAACAAAGTGTTCTCGTTGTCTTCCGCTTCCAGAAGTGAGCTGCTGACAATAAAGCTGTTTCTTCTGTCTTTTATAGTAGAGTCATATCGTGCTTCAATGTATGGCCGCTTGAAAAAGAATTCGCTTCCTCTGGCAAAAAATCTTTTTGTATAGAAAGATCTAGCAGCATCTTCGTCGCTCGAAGTAAGATGGACACCAACACCATAATTTGATTTGGTTCCATCAATCCACTCTTCAACAAGTTGTGTTATATCAACTTCCAGATCTTCTGTACCATAATCAAAGAAAGACTCATACACAGGAGAAGCATGGTAATCTCCGCCTTCGGTAGTCCAGGCACTCCCAGTGCCGTTAAGGCAAGATGCGGATATCCAGTTAGCAGTACCCAAATCCTTATAAGACTCCATGTCCAAGCCATAACCCTCATCCCAGGATTGTGAAACGGCTAGAACATTCAATGTAAAGTCTTCTGGGGTGGTTTCACTGTGCTTTGCGTTTGATAGTTTTATAAAGAAGTTGACACTACCACTAGCAGGTATAGACCCAGCTGCTCTGTCACTTATTATTTCACTGATCGGGAACTTCGTTAATATCCTTGATTTCTCATAAGAAGACGAAGATGCTTGAGCATAAATGGAGAATGTCTCCAAGATGTCAGATTCCCCCATGTTCGCATCTGTTGCCCGTGTCCTTAGATTCGGTTTGTAGGCATTGGTTATGGTTGTATCAGCATCTGCTGTATATCTCTTTATAGCCATTATTCAATAGATCCTTTAATGTCTGAGTTTGGAAATTTAAGCTCAAAAACAACATTTCCTGGGCACTTTATATATCTTCCGTCAGCTGATGTGTTGTCTTTTACATTAAATTTTACATCCGAATAGAAGCTTCCATTCTTTGTGGTTACCTTTACATCAGATACATCTACAATACCATCAACTTCTTTCAATAGATCGTATATATCCGTTACAAAGAATGGCTCACCAAGATCTCTCCCTTTCAATAGCCCTCTTCTCAGATTTATCAATGCACTGTCAAGTAGATCAAAACGGTTCGTCTCTAAGTCACCAACAGCAACAAATTCCACAGCAAGATTCACTATCTTACCATCTATTATATCAATGGTGTCATTTATCATCCTATTTTCATTGAGCCACATTTTTAAATTCTCTTTTACAACACTGTTTGGCATCGTTAAACTTCCGTCAAGATTCTCCGCCACAACATAAAGATTTAAATTCCTCTTCAGTGAATCAGGATCTCTCATAATATTAACCCTTTTAACACTTCCAAACTTTGGTGGCATTGAATATATCAAACTTTGATAATCTTGTTTTGTCACCGCCCGGTTCTGAGTGGCGAATGAATCGTTTATCCTTATTTTAAGTTCGTCAACTGATGGGAATGTTGTATCTCCAATGACGGGCTCCTCGTTTGTTGACTCCAGAGAATTCCTAACAAATTTTGTTAAGACAGGACTCAAATCAACTTCATTGTCAAACTCAAACAATGAGGAATCAACATTTGTAATGCTATCAGCACCAGCATTAACGTTGAGTCTGTCGTTCGTCCTACAAACAACCCTAAGTGTCGTGTTGACAGGAGAAACACCCATCTTGTCCGTTTTTACAAGGTTTGTTGGATCAAAAGAAGTATCTGAAATATAGTCTTTACCGAAAATCTCCAAAGTTACATTACTTGGATCCGCAACATTTGCAGTCGTCGTTGTGGAGTTTTGATCTCCCGTACCGAATTGTAAAGCAATACCACCTCCAGCAGCAGGAACAACCACAAATCTCCTAGGCACTGTAAATGGCTTAAGAAGTGCTGAGGCTTGATCATTCGTTGTTAATGTGCGGTTTGTAACCGGCCTGTAAACAACATCCTGTGACAAATAATTTACTTCAAAATATTCATGCCCCTCGGTGTCAAATACAGATATCACCTCAGTAACATTGGATAAATTAACTCTCGTATTCAAAAATCTTTTAAACTCACCAACTGGTATAAGAACTTGTTCAAATTTTCCTGAAACTATCTTCCCATACGCTCTTATAGCATATGCTGTCGGAACACCAGTGTCGTCATCTGCCCTACCAACAACTATTTCATTGCTTGGGTCTGAAAAGAACACATCGTCATCTAACAAAAAGCTATTTCCATCCGTAGAGGATAACAGAGAGCCTCTCTTGAGTATTGGAATATATCTGGCATCTGGACCTGTTCCCGTTTCATTGGCAGGCACAAGAACAAAGAAAGTACAGACACCGTGAGATGAAGGGTTTTCTTTGAACCGATAGCCAAGCTGTTGTCCAAGTTTTATAACATTTTGAAATTCCGTTGCTGTACTCAAAAAAGACTCGTTAGCTTGATAATCTAAATAGAAAGACATCACATCGCCAACATAAGAAACAGTGTCGAGCATCAAGGAGCCGAAACCTGCTTCGTTGAAATCTTTAAAAGTATCTGGATAATACCTCTTAGCATGCTGAATCAAATCTTCTCGTATGCTGGCATAATCTCTGCTAGTATATTTTATTGGTACATTCTTTTTTATTGCCATCTGTTGTAGATTCCTCTTTTATTTCAAACTAACATCAACTTGATCTTGTGTTTCAATCGCCGGGATGGAATATACAACACGCAGTGTGACAGAATTCTCACTGATGGAAGATTCATCTCTCAAATCCTCTATCAAAACATCAACCAAATTTATAAATGGCATATATGTTGATACCTGCTGTCCAATGTTGGATGTAATGTCTGCATATACTGATTCCGATTTTTGCTCAAATAGATAGTTTCTCAGGCCAACCCCAAAGTTAGGATCCATCATCCTTTCGCCGGGTGCTGTCAACAACAGCATCTTTAAGTTTTGCTTTACTAGAGCGGGTATATCGTTTACCAGAGTGTAACCGTATGGGCCACCAAGTGATAAAGGTGTTAATGGAGCTAATCCAGGCATTGTTCGTATTCTCCTACACTATAAATACCAAGCGACATTCTTTTTGTTAGGTTTCAGAACAGTTTTTAGTTGTACCTGGTGAAAGATTACCGTTGTCGTCCTCTGGCGGGCACTCCACCTTACTAGCAGCAGACGGGTTGAAATCTATCTCTGGGGGAATTATCTTGTATTTTGCTTCTTCCTTGGCTTTTGGTAGATTATAAAGGGCGGCCTCGTTAAGCAAAAATGCCATTCCAATCCAAAGATACTGACCTGTGCCCAGGTAAAGGTTATATGGTCTAAAGATTGGTACAGTCCAAGTCAAGAAGTTCAACGGAATGTCTACTTTGTGGCCTGGGAAAACTGGTGCTGAAGGGCCTGGATCAAGAAGATCCAAAAGATATTCTATTATGTCCCTGTTTAGTGTCACCGAAGGATTGCCGGCAATGTTCAAGGGCTGCTCGATGAGGGTTACAACAGTGTCGATGGCTGACTGACTTATTCCAAGAGATGCAAGAGTAGGCCCCAAGGATTCCAAGAGTTTGACCACAGAGATCTCTTTTCCATCCAAATCCTCTATTATTTCATCTCTTACTGTGTTTTTTATTTCTGGTATTTCTCCGGGGATACCCACGCTAGATACGATGCTCGAAAAAAAAGAGTTTGCATTTTCAGCAGTCACTATCTTATTAGTTACAGCAAACGGAAGACCTGGCCCTAAATAACCGCTTTCCAGTTGTTGGAGTGCCAATTCTGGTTTTATAGAGATTGGTATATCAGGCTGGAGGATGGTCGCAAGGGCGAGAGAAAGGCCACCCGTTGGATCTATTGTCGCAACGAACAACAATGTTAGTTGCTTCATTACTTCAACGGAGGCTTCAGTGGCTAGTTTTACAATATCTGTCTTTCCTAAAGCTTCGGGGAGATCATCTTGGTCCGGAATTGCGGCGATGCGGAGATCGCTTGGCTTTGGTTCTATTACACCCAGGAGTTTTCCTTCAAAATCTTCTATTTGTATCTCAAATTCTCCAGTCTCTTCGTTCTTCCTATACTTACCAGGAGTCGTTGGTGCAGTCTGAACAAAATCTTCACATTCGCCTTCTATTGGGTTCCCTTCTTCGTCCAGTTTTGGTGCCCTGTTCCAGCCTGGTTTAAGTTGTAGTCTAGGTATCAAGTACCCAGCTTTCCCGGCAGCTTGAACCTTTGATGTGATAAAGACATTCGGATCTATCATTTCGGCAACACCTTTCATTATCCATATCGGGGTGTTTAATATTATTTTTAAGACTTTAAGGCCCATTCCTGGGCTTTCTTGCCCTGCAGATCTCTGAGCATTCTGTAACTCTGTTGATGTGTCTGTCTCAAATCTTTGATCTGGTTTTTTAAGTGCGTTCGTTGATTCAAGAACATCCAGAAGCAAACTTTTCAATCTACCCTTTGTCTCAACAAATAACTTGTCCATTTCCATGCTGTTTAGCACCATGGTGGTGTATATTGTAAGAAGTGCTGCACTCTCCTTGGCTGACAAGCAGTAATCAAATATTAATTTAAAATATTGGTCTTCCACCATCAGACTTAACAAGATGTCTTCGTATTTCGAATTATATAGAGAGGACACCCTTCCTAGAGAATCTTCTATTTTCTCAAACTCTTGTATTGGTATTTCCACAGTAGTTATGGGTATTGGTGTTATGATGTTTCCATTTTCTAATTTTTCATGGTATGTCTTAAAAGTATCTGCCTTGTCCAGATCGACTTTGCTAGAAAAATCAGGAACATTGTCTGGTTCAATATATGGTATGTATGTCAACCTCATTCCGTATTTCCACAAACCATTAAAGTTGTCTTTTATATTCATCTCAGAATTTTCTTCTGATTGTTGCTGAATAAATCTATCCCACTCCGCCAATGAGTTGATCTTGTCGTTAACTTCAACAATGCCAACACCCTCAACTGAGGATGGATCTTTTGCCGATCTGATATATTTCTCCAATATAAATTTGCCGCCGGCTGGAATGCCTTCTGCGAATATACCGTCAAATCTATCAGGAGTTTCTTCATCCTTTATTTCAACTATTGGTGTTTCTTTTAAGAGTTCTCTTTTGAAATTCACCGGCTGCCTTCCACCAAGTATAAAAGAAAATTTCTTAAGAACTGATCTCATTTGTTCTTTTGACAATTCTTTAAGTGCCGCTGTTGCAAGGTCTTCCAAGTCCACTAGTGACAAAGAAGAAAGATATCTCTCTTCTTTCATTTCAAGTGTTTCACCACTAACTTTCTTTTTTATTTCCCCTTTGTTCACTTTTCTCCCAAAGGGTATCAAATCGCCCTTAAGATTAACATCGCCCTTTTTTATTCTCCTGTTGTATGTCAGTATTGACTCTTTCAAGAATATCCTATAATAGTTGTCATTCTTTTCTTGAGATTTTATACTAATTTTCATTCTTTCAATCGTAAAGTCCATCAAAAGATCGTCTTCAACAAAAAGATTTTCAGAATACCTAAACTCGTCATAAACAAACAAGGCACGAAGAACCTGGTCTACCATAAAGAGCCTAATCGTTCCCATAACGGCACCAATGATAGCAGCACTAACTACTGGCCCTCTTTGTTCAGTTGTGCCGTCGCCAACTGGCCTCCTATCTTCACAACTAGATCTGGAAAATTCTTCCTTCATCGTAAATTTTAAATCATCAAGAGCCATTAAATTCGGATTTTGACCACAAGCCTTTTGAGCAGGAGAGGCAGAGGCAGCAAAGTCTACTATGCTAACAATAGCATTCTTTTGCGAGGGGCTGCTCTCAGACGGTGCTGGCATGCTTGTTGTTGAATTTATAGAGGCCGGTGTTTCCAGGAGACGGTTGCCTATCACCTTCGCGGCTTTGACCTCGACACTTCCAGAAACCAAGTCTTTGTGTTTGCCTTGGAAGAAATTATTATATTCCTCTCCAGGATCGCCTTGATTCGCAAAACCACCTTTTAACCTATTTATTATAAGACCAGCGAAAGTTTCAGCTCTAGAATTTGAACCGTTGAATTCGTTATCTAAAATATTTTGTATTTGTTTGTCTTTTTCGTATGTTTTCCTCAACGTAAAAAGAGTAGAAGAATCCCTGCCAGGTATAGGTCGAAACATTTTAGACGAACCATTTGTTACTATATAAAGTTCAGTCTCACCATTATTATCTGGAATATACTTCATAACGAAAGTGTTTAAGTTCACTTCCCGTGTAGATTCAGGATCGTTAGAATCGGAATTGGGAAAAAAACCACTCAAACCCAGGTTGATATCACCGCTTCCTAGTAAGCTACTGAAATTGGTGCTCCCGCCCATGCTCCCGGCTAAGAATATTGCTTCTCCACTATTATCAGGAATTTTAAATTTGGCTAAACCTTCTTTCAAAGATTCTCCGATTACACTTGTGGGCTCTTTCACTTTTGGCCAAGAGTCTTCGGGGCCAAATTTACTGAGGGGGGATTCCTCATCGCCTTGCCATAATTCTTTGACGGTTTTGGTATATGGGCCTAGTGTATCATCTGCGGAACCGCCAGAACCAGAGGCTGGTTTAAAGCCCTCGTTTATCATTTTTGCCCAGCGGGGGTTCATCATATCGCCACGTTCTTCATCGCCAAATACTTCTTCGGCTCCGCCGCCGCCAAGCTGAATCAGTAGCTGTCCGATATCCTCAAAACTAGTAAGGGGGGGCGAGGATTCGCCAGTGAGTGTGGTGGTGGGACTGGGGCCAAGAATGGGGGGAACCTCAATTGTCTCCATCTTTTGTTCTGTTATTGCTTCTGTATATACATCAACCTCTTCATTAAATGATATTTGGACAGGCTGTAAATAAGTGTCAATTGTGAGGTCCAGCATATTATCAACTAATGGAGGCATCTCCCTAGTAGATGGGTCTAGGCCACAAGCAAGAGGTGCCAATGCTTCTTCTAACGATATTGTTGGATCTTGTAAGTTCGCTATGGTGTCTGCTATTTCGTTATATCTGTCTCTCTTTTTGTCTCTAATGTCGTCTAACTTCTTTTTTATTTCTTCCGGTGGGAGGCCACCATCTTCAAGAATTTTTTCTCGTAAGTTCTCTGCCGGATCGTCGCCAGGGGCACAAGGGATTTTAACTTCTTTTATTGTTGCCCCAGCTGACGCAAGCAATATATCATCTTGCAGTTTGTCAAGGCCAGTTATTTTCCCAAGAGTATCAAACATCTGACAAATCTTCATTGGGCTCTTCATAAACTTCAGCCCAGGATGTTTGATATTCGCAAAGTTCTGGACTTCTTTACAGAGTGCTTCATCTGCTTCTCCGGATAACAATCTCAACACCTCTCTAGGTGCAAAGAGAACAGTAACATCGTCCAACAGCTTAGAAAAATCTTTGATTCCTGCTCTTGCACTTTTCGTCCCAGATCTCTGTGCCAATTGGTTATAAACACCCTCTTTCATGGCAACTGCTTGGGCGAGTTGCATTTCTTTTTTTGATGGTAGTGCTAGTTCTATTTCTGGCTCTGGAACGTCTGGGCAGCCGGGCCTAGCGCCAGGTGCCTGACCACCAGGTACTGGAACCGTAGAAGCAACTCCTGCTGGGGTTGCTGGTACAGACTCAACAATTAAAGTATCATCAGTTTGTCTTTCAAACACGAATCGCTTTCCGTCAGAAGACAAAGTGTATTTGCCAAATTGATCAACCGCAGATTCATATACTTCTTTCCCTTCTCCGTCAAACTTTATTAGCTCTCTAGTGTCCAAAGATATTTCAGCAGATTGGTCTACAGCGTCATCCAGCAGTTCAGATGCTGTTTTGTCTTTTTGAGTTTTGCGAGGAAAAACAGTCTGTAGTGGCCTGGCTGTGAAGTCCTGCTTGGCCTCTAGTGCTCCGCCAAGAGCATTGAATTCTGAAGATTGTTCTAGTTTTATAAGCCTAGCAAACATGGGCTCTGCTCTTGTTTCAAATTCTTCCCACCTATTTCCAAGGCTAGTAGCGATGGAACTTTCCCCTGGTTGAAAATCTTCGCCCTTAATAAATAGGTTTGCTACATCTCCAGCCACACCAGCATCAGTACCTATTTCCCCGTCAATGACACCAGATACCAAAGCATCCAAATTGTCACAAGATGCCAGGTCTTCTAATATGCCCAAAATCATCTGTATGATGGCTTCGTTTAAAAACTCCAAAACTGCCTGGTCAATAGATATTCGAAGAGAGCCGAACAAGTCCATTATGTCAAATCTCGGAAGAGAAAACGGAGGCAAGTCAAAGCCACCACCGCCGCCAAGTGCCCAGTTACCAACATCACAAAGAACTTCTAGATCCACAAATTTTTCTATGGTATCAAGAACAAGATCTATGTTTCCGTCTGGATCTTCTATTTTGCAAAGTTCTTTATTTATCTTCTCAACGAGCCTTGGTTGGTTGGGAAAAGCAGCACTTAAGCGATTCGGTAAGTTGGCAAACCTGACTCCCCTAAGTATGTCGCGGCAACTCAGTGCCGGAAGTAAACATTCTGCTGCTGATTTTAGCAAGCACCCGAGAGACACACGATCCAAAACCTCTGTAAACCCGTCTCTAAAGCTATTCAAGCTATTTTTTAGTTCTTCCTTTGCCTCGTTTGACAACAGTTTGTGTGAACTGTTTGTAAACTCAAATCCTTTTTCTCGGGCTGAGCTTATTGCCAATTTGAAACCAGCACCATACTTGTCACGATCACGGGCTCTTTCTGCTTCTGTTCGTACATTCTTTAATTTCTTCTCTAGCGATTTTAGGAAAGCAGCAGCATCGCCAGATGTCATCTTCTTGGATTTAGCCGGTTCGATATCTACGGTTGGATAAATATATTTTTTAGTAAAACCTTCCCATGTCAAATCTTCTATGGTGGCAGTAGAAGTAACAAAGTCTGCTGCGGCATCTCCAAGCTTTTCAGCATTTGATAAGCCTGGGCCAGATGCTATATCGCTAAAAGCATTTCTTCCCCCGCACTGTAAAGAAAGTGGCCCGCTTTGGGGCAACAAGCCTGAAAAGGTTATTTGCTCTGCTATTTCGTCCAAGTTGGCAACCAAGTTCATTATGGTAGGATCATTAACAATACCACCGTTAAAATTTAACATGTCTTCGCCAGTCAATACATATGCATTGGACGACAGAAGAAACTCTCTACTTCTCTGTCTCCCGTGTCATACATCCTTACTGAAAATATAATATAATCGTTACTGTGTATTATTTGTGCTCTGTTATAACTTGGTTTGCCGTTAGATGTTTTGAATTCATTCCCAAACAAGTCTTTCCCTTCATCTCTGTTCCTCTTTACCGATGCTACCCCTCTTCTGAGAGATCGATCAAACCCAGACTGGAATTGTTTAATCTCCGAAGCGAGACGAAGAAAATCTAAACCTGTTGCACTTTTTCCAGATTCCTTAAAGTCTTTATCGTATTTTGTTAAAAGTTGTGATACTAAATCTAAATTTTCTTTTAACTTAAAAAGGTTTATAACGAAGCTTCTTTTTTCGCCTTGGCTTTCCTCTATCTCTCGCCCATAGCTATCTAATCTCTGTTTTTCGCCTTGGTGAAAGGTATCGTCACGAAGGGGCGATTCTTCGTCTTCTATAATAATATCTTCTTCGTCTTCTCCTTGGTGAAAAGTATCATCGTGAAGAGGTGATTCTTCGTCATCGTCGCCTGGTGGCAATTCTATGTTGTCGTTTTCTTCTACCATTTATTGATTTTGCCTAATTGACATTATTGTATTTGCTCAGTATGTATTTATCAGTACCTGGTGGTAATTGATTTTCTCGATTTGAAATTAGTTGCGGATTATCTCTCAAATATTGAGGATAAAAATTTGCTATATTTGACTTCATAAATTGAAGAGAGCTGATGCCGTCTTGCATTTGTGTTGTCATCGCAGTTGCGCCGGCTCCGATTGCTGTTCCGCTAGTTGATGTTGGTGTGCTCCAGAAATATGTCACGTCATGATAGTGACTGCTAACTTTAGAGTTAAATTCCATTTGTGATTTGAGAATAGATGTCATTATTGACAAAGTCTCATCAATCAAATCAACCATATAGTGTAGAGCAAAAACCAGATTATCTCCTTTCACCATTGGCTGTAATTCAGTATCATCATTATTCGCTATAATATCTACCCCTAGCTGCAAGTCTGTAACCCCGCCTTGGGAATTTTCAAAGTCAGTTCCGGTGACCAGTTTTATTCCTTCTCTCGCCACAACTCTAACCTCGTCTGCTTTGATACCTATGCCAGAGCGAGCAAAAGAAGCCCCAACTCTCCCAGTAGCCAAACCAAAGTTTTCATCTATATCTGTCTTTTGGCTGATGTGTATTCTGGCAGCATCCTGAAAGAAGTCAGGAGCGACCCAAACACCACATTGTGGTCTTGGCCCCATTCTTCCGACTACGATGTCAATCGAGCCAGCACCATGGTCACTTAGACCACCGTAGCCGCTGAATTCTTTGCCTGGACGATCTCTGCCCAAGACAATCCAGGAATTGTTTGCCCCAACGACCACTTTTTCACTTGGAAGTTTTTGGAACGATATAGCACCACCAGCTTCTAATAAGTGATCTCCCCCAACCCCTAAACTATCTGCCCTTATCGCATCGGGAACCCCATCATTCCTATCTTGCGAAATCGAAAAATCACCGAGACCTTCTTTACCTTTGTTTGGTTTTATTCCAGACATATTAACTCCTATTCACACTCGATGGTGCCGTCTTGTAACTGTATCGGGTTCTTCCCGTCTTCGCATGGGTTCTCAACTGATTGTTCATTATCCAATGGCGGCAAGTCAACATCACCGTCAATAGGTGTCTGACCAATATCATCAGAAACACTATTTGGTTCAGTGAACGACTCCGCTATTGGTGGAGCTTTGTTGATATCAAATGACCAATGCCACGGCTCGCTTTTTACCTCACCCCAACTAAATCCATATTTAGGTCCATTTTTAATCATCCAGTTAAATATTCTTGTCCCCTTGTATAGTTTCTTGGGGCGGCCTCGTTTATCATAATATTTTAAGTCGTATGCTCTACCGCTCTGGTGGTTTGATCTGCCAGGATAAGCAGCCGGTGGTGGTCTCTTTTCCACCTCTCTTGGCGGCTTCCCTTCTTCTTCTACTGTTTTCCACCCCCAACTCTTTCCTGAATAATATTTATTGTCGCCTTTCCAGAGAAATTTTTTCGTCTTGTCTTTATTCCTCCTCTTCCACTGCTCAACTTGCCTAAGATATCTGTTAAATAACCTCTCTTGTTCTGCCATTGTCCTAAAGCCACTATTCACTCTCAGTGTCACCCCAAATTCTTCGTTGAGAGCTTTAGAAAATAGTTTTAAATAGGGGTACGCTGCGGCAACAACATCCTTCTGGTCTCCTTGTCCGTTTTCTCTGGCACTAGAATAAGTGCCCCTGCCTAGGTTTGTCCACTTTGTCAGCTCAACCTCCCCAAGCTCTCTGTATCCTGGAAGCTTGTTTCTCCTGAATGGCCACCATGGCCCTCTGGGTCCGAATTGGTTATTGCTATACATAATTGGACCCCTTGGGGAGCCTTTACCTTTACCTTCATAAGCCATCTGTTTATCACTAATCGGCGGATTGATACCAGGAACTGGAGGGAGAAGATCGAGTTGTTCCTGAAGCGGAGTTGGTGTCTGCCCAGTCATCCCAACTGGGCCAAGACCGGCAATGCCATCACCAGCTGCAGCCGCAGCATTCAATTTATTTCCTTTATTAAAAGCACCCGAACCTGTATTGCCGGAAGTGCCAACAGCCCCACCGTCAACTGGTGCATGAAAAATAACATCTGTGTAAGTCCCAGCAGAATCAATATCATCTAAGTTTGTAACTTCAACCCACACAATGTCCCCAACTGCGGGTTCTCTCGTCTCTGTATTTGCCGCTTCGAATGTTTTGTGAACATCGATTATGACGGTATCCCCATTATCTCCGTAAGTTAAAGGGTCTGGTAAGAAGCCGTCCATTTCCGGTATTCGTGCTTTGATCCTCGTTAATGGAAGTGTGGTCTTTCCCATGTTCAATTGCATTTCTGTACTTTGTGCCGTTAAGCTTGGTTTCTCGATCCTTAAAACAACTGCCTTCCATTTTCCATAAAAGTTATCTGGGTCTATTGAATTTGGATTAGCTCTCTCTTTGGCTAAGTCTGCCAACAATTGTAATCCACTGTTGTTCCCAGGATCCAAAGTCTTGCCATCCTGAGTTGTCTTTTCAGCATTTAGCTCTCCAAAAGCATAATATTTCCTTTGTGCTTCTGGCCCTTGTATAACATCTTTGCCAAGGCTTTTCTCCAAAGACTTTTCGGTATTCGTGTGGTTTGACATTATTTGTTTTCCTCTTTATCTTTATCTTTCTCACTCTCGATAAAATCAAACAAGTCATCTTTGTCCTCTTCGGACAAACCTTCACTGCCCCTATTGGCTTTTTCCATTAGGCCGACAATCTTAACTAATTGTTCGTTGGATCTTTGTAGGGTTTCCATATATTTGGCGGCAACGACACCGACATCTTTGTGCCGCTCTTCGCTACCGCCAATATACTTAGCCACATCTTCAAGTAATTGAGTGGCTAATTTTCTATCATTTCTTATGTTGCCTACGGCTTCAACAAGATAGTCTTCTAGTTCTTTCATACCTGTAATTAGATTTCTAAAAGATTTTATTATCTTATGCCTGATTCCACTTTCTCTTAAAAAGGTGGTATTTCTTTCTTATTCTGTTCAAGTTGCTAACAACTTGTTTTGTGTTTAAGCCAGTTATCTCTCTTATATAAAGGTATATGGCTTTCTTGTTAAAAATTTCTATGGCTTCTGGGTCTGCCAACAATATCTTTATTGCTTCTAATACTTTTCTTTCATTGTCTTTTAGATCCTGAGCATCCCACTTCCCCATCTCTTGCCACATATCCTGCCAGAATTCGTGCTTCTCTCTTTTATCTTCATAGTCATTTTCGACAGACATGTGAAAGAACTCCGAATCCTTTGACATGTCATCATAATAAACTTCCCTCTTCATTTGTAGGGAGTTCTTTTTAACTTTGTGTATGAACCAGTTCTTCGTAATAACACTGAAATATGAAAAAGCTTTTGACCCCTTGGCAGGATCAAACTTTCCCAAAACAGTAGTCAAGAACACCTTACACTCAGATTTCAAATCATCAACATTTGGTAACGATGTGAATTTATAAGTGAACACTATTTTATCAACCATTTCATTAAATGTTGGGCCAATATACTTGGTGTAAAGCTCTTGCCTTCTTACGAGTTCTGTTTCTTCTCTAGCATATTCAACTATAGCGTCTTCATGAAGCTGTGTGAAATATAGTTTTCCCTTGGGTTTTCTTTTCCTGACTGGTGTTAACTTCTTCTTCTTCGGTTGGATCTCTCCCATATATATCTCCCTGTATATTATTTACCGGAAGAGAAAGATCACCACTATCGTCAACATATTCTTCTTGGATATCCGTTAAAGAATGAATATCCTCAAACTCATTAATTATTTCCTTAAGTCCTTTAGAATGTTCTATTAATGCTTTTAGTGTTTCATCACCATAAAACATTTCTAGTTCATGAATATTAACCAAATGTTCTGAAAACCCAGTCATTGCTTCGTGCAAATAACTTATGTTGTCAGAAACAAATAATAACTTCTTAAGTGCTTTCCAAACATACCATAAAAGAAACATGTTTAATATTCCAGATATGCTTAAAGCTACTATAAAATAATGATTTATCATTCGTGATTCCTTTCTCTTAATCTCTGTTTTTCTGTTTTAATATCTTCTCTAACTTCTTCGATGTATTCTTTTACTTTTTCACCAGGCTTAACATTTTCCTTATTGTCGGATATTATTGATTCAGAAAAGAAAGTTGATGGTATTCTTGCTAAAGAACCTTCAGTTTCACACTCTAAACAATCTGTATATCTTTCCTTCATAGAATGAGTGACATCTATTGTACACTCACATTCGTTACACCTGTATGAATATCTAGGCATACATTACTCCTGTTGTAACTGTTCTAAACCTGCTTGAACAACTGGTGGATTATTAACAACCAATTCTTCACTTCCTTGGATCTCTTTTGCTTCTAAATCCATTTCTCTCAAGATTGGAACAATATCTACTTGTTCCATAAGACACTTTTGAAGTGCCATCATAATTGCACCAAGTGCTTGATCTGATAGTTTCATTTTATTTCTCCTTTAATGATATTGCCCTACCGGGCATCCTAATCCAATCTCTATCTTTTCTTCAAGTTCTGATATATTGCGTTCCCAACAAAACCATTTCCTATTAGCCCTATTTTCACAACACTTCCTCCTTCAGCCTCCGGAAACACTCATCTACACCTTCGCGAATCGGAACGGCAGTTTTCCAACCTATTGATTCAAGCGGAGAAATTTTCGCTCTTGTTTCCTCGACATCCCCTATCCTCTCTTCGACATAATCAAAAGTTGTATGTGGAAAATATTTTTCTACAACACTCTTCATTTCATTGAGGGAGATGTTTTCGCCTGTTCCTATATCATAATATTTTCCACAAAAATTTTCTTCTCTATTCATAGCAAAAATATTCGAAGAAACCGCATCTTCTAAATTCAGCATATCCCTCCTCTGCTTGCCGGTACCTGTAATGAATGGGTTTTTGTTTTGTCTTATGTGTTCCATCCAGTTTGCTATGGCTGTGGCATACGCACCAAAATCTTTCTGACATGGAGAATATACATTAAAATATCTAAGAGACACAGTATCAATACCGTATAATTCAGAATACAACCTACACTCTATTTCAGAAGTCATTTTTTGAAGAGCATACGGACTCTTGGGGCCATCCCCGTCGCCGTATATGGAAGATGAGCTTGAATATATGAACCTTTTGGCACCAACCTTTTTTGCAAAGTTTAACACCATGCTTGTAGTCAGCACATTGTTTTCCATAGTTTCTACCGGCTTCTCTATGCTATATCCAACCCTGGGGTGGCATGCTAAGTGAAAAACAAACTCTGGCTTAAAGTTCTTATAGTATGG